GACCCGGGCAGCGATCCCCGCAGGCTCGCCGCCCCCGATTGCAATGTTTCACGTGAAACATTGCATCCGTTCCACGCCCGTTAGGTCGCGTTCCACGGCCTTAACTGGTCAGCGGAATCGTTTGGTGCACTTACACCGCCGCCGACAGCGGCGATCCCCGATGGGAACGAGCTCGCCGAGGGGCACCCATCCGCGATCGCGCTGCTCAATGCAGCTGTTCGGGCCTTCGCAGTGCTCCGCAGGGTGCAGCACGTTCTTTTCCTCGGTCATGCCCGCCTCGCGCATGGCGGCGATCTGCGTCCGGTCGTAGGTGCCGCGGCCCGCGTGGATGTAGTCGCCCGCGCGCCGCCCGATGTTGCCATTCAGCGGCTGGATCCCCGCGTCGATTTCCCCCGCGAAGCCGTCCAGGTACGCGTATTCGCTCCGCAGCTGCGCGCCCACGCGGCCGAAATCCGCCTGCGTCATCTGCGCCCATCCGCCTTTCGCCGCCGCCGCGCTGAATAGGTGGACGTTCTTGACCAGCTGCCGCATGTCGCGATAGAACGCCTGGCCGGTGATGGATCCTTCGGCCATTCGCGCGCCGAGGGACACCGCCTCGCGCTCCGCGTTCCGAATCGCGGTATCGAGCGCGAGACGCACCTTATCCTGGCCGACGATCTTGCCGTTCGGGCCGCGATACCGCGCGATCCCTGGATCCCAGGTGAAGCCGCCTGGCTGGCGCGGACGAGCCACCTATCGACGCGGCGGCAGGTCGAACGCGCTCGCGATCACCAGCGCCGCCGCACCGAGCTGCCCGCGCTCGAGCGCCACCGGCCGCACGCGACTCCCTGGCGTGGACTCTGCCATCCGGCGCGGCAGCGGCAGCAGGCGGTACGTGATTTTCCCGAACTGCATGCGGTACATCTGCGTGCCTTCGTCGTCTTTGACCAGCGTTTTGCCGCCGTCCGGGCGATCGACGTAGTGGAGCGACCGCACGAATCCCCGCTTGCGGTCGGCCTCCACGACGCCGGCGATCAGCTTGCGATCGCAGAACACGACCAGGTGCATCCCCTCGGGCGGCGTGTATTCGTTCGCCTCGCCGCGCTGCGCCACGATGTAGTGCGGGATCCCATCCTCGCCGTTGGTGATCCGCGGCGGCGGTCGGAACTTCGGCGCGACGATCAGGGGCTTGGCCATGTCACTTCTCGCAGGTCTTGACCGTGGTGTCGGCGTGCAGGCCGTAATTGGTGATGCTGGTACACTTCCGCGGCTCGGTGGTGATGTGACATCCCGCGAGCGCGACGACGAGCATAACGAGTAACGATCCGACGAGCTGTTTCATCGATCCTCCTTGGCGATAGCTCGCGCGTCCAACAGACTGCGCCAGACGGCGGGCGCGAACCGCCGCCACGCGCTCGCGCTCTCGGGCACATCGAAGGCGGGTACCACTTCCGCCGCCTGCGCCTGCGCGACTGACGATAACCTAACGATCCGAACGTCGGGCCGCCGCGCCTCGATCTTCGCGGCGGTCACGGTTCCCGCTCCCACGGCTTGCTGGAGTCGTGCGCCCAGAACCGCGTCGCGACTTCGTTCATCTGCCGCTGCTTCTCCGCGCCCTCGACAGTCACTTCATCGATCCGCGCGATGTCGCTCGCCTGGAACCGCGTGCGGATCCCGGACAGATGATCCAGCACGATGATCGAGTCGCGCATCTTCGCGCTATCCATGTACGCCGACCAGGCGGCATCCACCTTATCGGCCTCGCTCGCGGCGGCGGAAATCGAGGTGCCGTCCGTCAGGGTCACGCGGGTATACCGTTCCGGGAACGTCGCCCCGAACGCCGCGATGGGATCCGCGTTATGCACCTTATCCGCCATTGCCGCCCTCCGGTGGCGTCGTGCCTGGTGGTGCGCCTGGCGGCGTGCCTGGCGGCGTGTCTTCGAACTCCGGCTCCAGATCCTTCAACCGCGGATCGTTAGGCTCGACGCCCACGAACTTCAACGCGCCGGCGATCGGCGACGCGGCCTCGCGGACCAGCGGGATCGCGGCCTCGATCTGCCGCCGCGCGATGTCCAGCATCGAGTCGGGCGAGGATTGGATCAGCGACTGCTCGCGATCGGTGTCGCGGACGCCGTTACGCACCATCGCGGTCGGCAGCGACAGCGAACCCGCCTTCACATCCTCGTTATTCTGCCGCCGCTCCTCGGGCGTGATCGGCCCGTAGTCGGGCACGCAATCGAAATAGCTCTTGAGCGCCGCGGTGTAGCGCCCTTCCTCTCCCGCCAGCGCTTCCGCGAACGCGAGCACCGTCTCGATCAGCCAGCGGCCCATGCGATCGACGCGCATCTGCGTCTTGCGGACACTCGTTATGAAGTCCGCGCGCGCGTGGATCCGCGATACCGCGCTCGATGTGGCGTCGCCGCTGATCTTCGTGTGCAGCTGGTCGCACTCCGCGAGAATGTCGGTGTACGCCGCATCTTTCGCTTCCACCGAGGGCGTGACCGGCACAGGCGGCCGGAACACCGCCTGCGGGTTGGCCAGCTGCTGGTTGCCGTCTTTGTCCTTGTAATCGAGTCCCGAATAGAATCCCGTCGTCCCTGGTCCGGTCTTCAGGCGGTAGGGCACGAATTCTTTGCGGTTGCCCGCGGCGTCTTTGATCCATTCCCCCGGCATCTGCGCATTGAGTAGGATGCGCTCGAGGAATCCCGCGGTGATCACGTTCCGCTGTTGCACCGTCTCCGCGAGATTGACCGCCATCTGCAGCTGCCGCACCTGCGACGTGATGAATGGCGGCCGCGTGACTTCCATCATCGTGAGCCGCCCGCCCAGGTCGAGCGGGAAGTCCACGCGATCGCGGCCCATGAGGCGCTGGATCACCGTCTGCTCGCGGTCCGCGTCCAGGAACACGATTTCCGCATAGTCTTTCTCGTCGGCGTCCTGCGCGAGCAGGATCCCGATATCCCGTTTGGTGTCGTCGTCGGTCACCACCGCGGCGACCGCGGGCGCGGGATGATCGGGATAGATCAGGTCCAGCGCTTCGGGAATGTCGGTCGCGGGGATCTCGATGGTGCGGTCCTCGCCGATCTCGGTCCCGGTGAGCTCGGCGGCGAGGCCAGGCGGCACGTAGAGGCGGATCGCGGCGCGGCCTTCCAGCAGCAGCGTGACCACCGCGTCGTTCAGAATGGTGTGCATCCCGCGGCGGTCCCACCACTCGGTCATCAGCGCTTCGGCTTCGTCGATCAGGTCTTGCTCGGCGGCGGTGGGTTCCTCGTCCTCGTCCATCGGCCGCCGCGGCAGGAATCCCCAATTGGGTTCCCCACCTAACAAGGCGTCATCGTGGCGCTCCACCACCTCGGCGATCACGTTGCGCGAGGTGAATCCTTCCTCCAGCAGCGCCAGCGTTTCGCTCGCGGATTCCTCGTCGGTGTCGCGCGGCTTGGGACCGATCCAGCCGTCGCCGCCCTGCCAGTGGTTGCCGTCGTAGAACGCGCGGTTAGTCGCGCCTGGATCCTCGTCGCCGCTGTTGTCTTCGTCGGCGGGCATCATTTCCTTGATGCCCTCGTAGGTCATCCCTTCCCACGGCGTGCCAATATCGGCGGTGATCGCCTCGGTCTGCGCCTCGCGTTCGGCCATCGCGTCCTCTCTGGTAGTCCATGCACCCTAACGAGATTCCGCGCACCCTGGCGCCCTGGTCTTGCGTGTGGATCCGCACTCTAGAACGTGGATTGTGTGACGGTCGGCGGCAGCGCCTGTTCGTCGGTTTCTTCCGGGAAATCGAAGAAACATTGAATCACCGCGTCGGCGTAGTCGGTCGATCGCCCTGGCCCGAGTCGCTTCGATACCTCGATCTTTGATTCCACGCGGATCGTGCGGTCGCCGCTGATCGTGAACCGCGGCGTGGTCAGGTCTTTGACCAGGCGTTTCCACTCCTCGGTGCCTAGTGGGATGCTAAAGCGGATCTCGCCGCGCCGCAATTTCTCGCGGAACTCCCACCACGCCTGCGCCCGCAGGTCGTAGAACTTGTAGAAGCTGCCCTCGCGCGGGTAGCCGTTCCGCATCCCCGCTTCGAACCCGATGATGTTGAATCCCGCATCGACCAGGTTATCCGCGACGCCGCCGCCGACGCCGACGACGTCCACCACGTAGTAATCGTGCGGGATGTCATACTCGATGATCCGCCGCGCCGCGATCTGGCTGGTCAGCGTGGTGCTCTGCTTTCGGTAACCCTTCAACTCCACCAGGTCGTTGCCGATCGCCCGCGCGAATACGGTCTGATTGTCGCCGAAGCGCGCCACGTCCAGGCCTTCGCGCGGGATGTTGCCCTCGCGCTCCACGTCCCGCGCGCCGAGGATCCATGGCATCTGAACGACCTGGTTCGGATGCGTGATGGTGCCCCATATGCCGAGCACGAACCGATTGTACTGGTCCGGCGCGTCCACCTTCATTTCCTCCAGCGCGTCGAGATACGTCTGCGGCAGCGCGGGATTGTCTTTCACCGTGGCGGGCAGGAAGTAGTACGGCGCTTTGATCGTGCCCTGCTCCCACGGATCATAAAACTTCTCACGAACCCAATTATCCGCAGGGTTGAACGTGAGCAGGATGAGCGGCGGCGGCTGGCGCGGGCCGCACTTGAGCGCCGCCATGCGGTACGCGTCGCCGAAGGGGATCCCCTCGGACGTTAGGTTCTCGATTTCCGCGTCGATCGCCCACGCCTGCGCGTCGGTGGGCGGCACG